AAGATCACTTGATCACCACGATACTTTATTTGTAGTTTATTACGCGAGTAAAAGCATAACTCATCGCGGCCCTTTTGACCCTTACTTCGCAAACTGAATAGGTTGTTCACAAAGAAAGGACTACCCGGACTGGGTCTCGGATATCTAATGGATATCCCCCACCGTATAACCCAAGAACTTGTCAAGATACTTACGCTCAAGGTAATTTACAAAACCTTGACTAAGTTGAAAGTCAATGTCCTCGGGACAGAACTGCGATGCAAGATAAAGAGTGCTAAGAATAGTTCGCTCATGCTTGTTGAACTCACGTTCTCCAAGCTGGCGCGTAGAATTCCATAAAGTAGCCTGGTGTGCAAAGTAATTTACGTCTGTATAATCGCGTGCTGTAGGAGTTTCCTGCAGCCACTCGATCATGCGACGAATCGCATCACCAATATTCTCTGGTCTCCACCAAAGCTCGCCGAGCTTTTGTGAAAGTTTCTCGTTCGTGTACCCTTCAGTAATGTCGGGGTAAAGCCAACGAGTATCTTCCAAGTGGTAACAGTGGAAATCCCACTCACTAGGAAGGAACAAGCGTCCCATACCTGGTTCCTGCAAAGCACTGGATTGTGCCTCGTAGAAAGTCAGGTAACTTCCCGATACGTCATCATTCCATTGGTACTTCTCAATAAGTTGGCGCAGCAATAGCGACGCCAATTCTTGAAGAATACCATAAGATGATGTTGACTGGAAGCGCGGAGGAAGTACCGCGTCATTCCGAACTGCATTACCACGTGCCAGCAAGGCGGTTGATCCTGCGAAAGCAGACAGCCATCCAAAAACTGGTACACTTGACAAACCAAAAGCTCTTGTAATAGAGCTACTTGGACTCAAGAATGATAATACAGAACGGAGCCCGTATCCATTCAGCTTACCTTTCCGCGTGTGTAAACATGCGACAAGATATTCTGATGGATACAGGAAATACTTCATGGCCTTCGCGAGCCATCCATTACCATCACCATTCCACCAATCCCTTTCGAGCAATCGAAGGGCACGTTGAACACGAGAAGACGCATCACGAATGTGAATGTCCTCTTTGATCGACGTGGGGGATATCTCTTCCCCTTCAAACCACGTACGTGATAAGAAGTTGAAGAGACGCGATGATATAAAGGATTTAGTAAGAGAAATAGGAATGCCGAAACATTGGCATAAGTCTAAATACATCTTACCAATTGGCGTATCTGGATTAGACTCAGCGATGACGACGTCATCACCGGTCACACCATAGCTTGTATGTACCTTACCGGTAACCATCCAAGCGGCGAACTGAACCCATGAATTATTCCATAATGCCAATAATGCGAATGATCCAAGACAGCCCATAGGCTGACCCCGACCATAACGCACCGTATTAGGTACGGATGTGAGAAGAGACTCCTTAGCTCCTGTGGATTTATCGAAGGTGACAGTAAAGTCCCTATCGA